TTAACTGCATCATCTAACGCTGTTCTATTTACAAAAAAATCTGGTATATTAAATAATGCATCAGAAGGTTTGTCCATTCTTAAACCTTTGGGTAAGCCAGAAGTTTTTAACACGTTGTTTACTATCTGCTCTGCTTCTAAATCTGATAAATCTTTACCGGCTTCTCTTGCACTAGCTTTAAATAAATCTTTAGCGTTATCAATTGCTTGTGCTGCAGGTTTGTATCTCATCCATGGTAAAATACTTTTGTCTTGAAAGATGTCATACGTAGAACCTAAATAGTTTTTAAATTTGCCACCAAACAATTGTTTAAATGTTTGTATATCTGCAGCGTCTAACGATCCACCAAGTTTTGAAAACAACTCTGACCATTTACTTCTCATTATAGATAGACCACCTATAATAGATTTTTCTAACTCCGCAGCTTTCTCTGGGTTAGGTGCAAACTGTTTAATTTTATCTCTGACTTTTTGTATAGCTGCATCATCCATTTTACCAAATGCTGCAACACCATCGTCACCTAGTTTTGCTTCACCAGATAATAACGCATCGTTTACTTCACCTAAAAATGCAGATCTTTCTTTTGCATTTTGTTTGTTAAATACAGTACGCATAGGTGGAAATAGTTTGTCGACATCTACATCTAAATCTCTAGATAAATTTCTTGCAACGTTTGCATCAGCTGCTTGTGCTCCAATAGATTGTCTTTCTATATCAAAAAATTCTTGTGTTTTACCGCTACGTGCTCTAAATTTTGATGCAACAGTATCAATCCATCTATCTAACTGTGAGTTAGCTGTGTCTAATCCCTTGTTCCTGTTTGTTATTTTTTTAATAACTTTACCTGTACCACTTAAGATACCTGTAAATAATGCACCCTCTGTACCAAATTTAATTCTGTTTAGTATTTCTCTTGTTGCGTCTGGATCTGTTTGACTTCTGTCTATTGCTGTGGGTCCACCTAGTAAGTCACCAAACGTACCAATAGCTTCTGCATCACCAACAAACACACCTTCTGCTGCACCACCACCTAACGCACCAGCTATAAACTGTCTGCCTTTACCTTTTGCTGTAAGTTCTAATGCTTCATCAGCTGCACCAACTAAACTCTTGTTTCCTAGTTTTACATACTTATTATTTTTAGCTGCAAGCATAGAAGCTTTTGCCATACCGCTAGCAGATTTAAATGCAATACCACCAGGGATACCAATGTTAACTAATGCTTCTGTAATTTTACCGGCAGCTGTTGCTTCTGCTTTCTCATCAAATTCTGTAAGATTATCAAACCATCTTTCTACTGCAGCAGCTTTACCGCTGTTAACACCAAGGTCCATAAGACTAGCACCTAGTGAAAAAAAACCTTTTGGTATAGCAATAAGACCAGACGCTACACCTGATAGCATTGACTCTATTGTACCTACGTTATTATTTCTATTATAACTTTGAAATTCTGAAGTTGAAAATATATCTGAAGGTTTTAAAGCCATAATTCATTACGGAAAGATTGTGTTAATATTACCTTGTTTGTCTATTTGTACTACTTCAGTACCTACAATATACACACCACTAGGATCTTTAGCTGTTTTAAAGGAATCACTTGACTTTATAATATCTTCAGCACTCATATTATCTCCGTATTCTTCTTTTACCTGTTTGTCAGTAGCCATTACTACTGCATTAGGAAATTGTTGTTTAGTTCCAGATACAACCAAATTAAAAGTTGGAACAGCACTTTTAGTTATTGCCATATCTTGGGTTATTTGAGATCTTAAATCAGTTGGTTGTTTTAAAACCATTTTAGTTGCTGTTTTTTTATCAACATTTAAATTTTTAGAAACTGCATTAATTTGCTGTTCAATTGCACTTGGCTTACCTGCAGCAATGTCCGCTTGTATTTCACCTTTGAGGATAAGAGTATCAATAGCATCTTTAGTTGCTTTAGGTTTGTCAAACTGCTTGCTAGTTGCTTGAATAATTTGATTAATTAATTTACCAGATTTAATATCACCTTTAAAATCTCCAGATTCATTGATAGCTTGACTAGCTGCAATTAAAGAATTGTATGCAGCGTCTTTGTTCATACCTTTGATATCTACAATGTCTCTGTATTTATCAATTTGTGCTTTTCTTTTTTCTTCTGCAGTTAAAACTTTAGGCTCATTACTTTTAATTTCTTCTGTAATTGTAGTTGTGTCTGCACCTGTTTCAACTTTTAACTCTTCTATTGTTTTTGGTGTCCCATCCGGTTTTAACATTGAGTATGTAATACCACCAATAGTTAACACGCCTGTGTATGGTTTAACTGCTTTAGCAGTTCCTATAACAGCATCTGTTGCTGGAGTTAGAACTCTTTGTGTTGCTGCAAGAAGTGATTGATTGTCAAAAGGGTTTTTTCCAAAAGGTATATTACCCCTAATACTACCTGTGGGTACTCTTGTTCCATAAGGAACAATAGCTCCTGTAGTTTTACCAGTTCCACCCGCTGCTACAGAGGTAGGAATTTCTCTTCCTCTAAATAATTCTTTAATTTTAGTACCCATTGATGGTATAAAACCACCTTTAGTTGCAGCATTTGTTGCTACAATTCCAGAGGGAGCAGTAGGTTTTTTAAAAAAGTTTTTAACTTTACCAGCTTGGCCCAGGATTGTTGAAAGAACTTTGTTGTGATGCTCTCTTCCATTAGTTCTTGGATAAACAGGATTACCGACAAGCGCTGCGCCACCACTTTTTAATGGCTCTCTAATACCCGACATGACACCTTCTTTAATAGGGCCGCCATATCTAAACATCGGTCTATTTAATGGTTTCATTATCTCTTCCTCGTCATTGCTTTGCCAAATCCACGTTTAGCTTTGCCACATCCTCTAACTCTACCGCCATCTTTAAAAAGTCCAGAGTAGCCACCAGCTTTTGCTAATAGATCAGCAATAGTAAGTCCTAAACCTCCGCCACCCACGGTCCAATATTTTGCAGTATTTAAAGTTTTTTTACCAATTCCGTCTTTTTTATCAGCCATAATTTATCCTACTTAAATATTTTTCCGTACAGTCCACCAATACCCAATGCTGTGCTAAGTGCTGTTTGCAATGGATTTGATGATTGAGGGTCCGCATACTGTGATCCTGCTACACCACCAGCTAAACCAGTTAATGTATTACCATATTGAGATAATCTTCCATAAGGTTCATACGCTCCAGTTTGTGCTGCTTGTTGATCAGCAGATAATAAAGCTTGTTGTTGACCTTGACGTAATCCTCCAAGAGAACCTAACGCAGAAACGTCTTGACCCATACCTGTTCTAGCAAAATCTGATAGACCAAATTGTTGGTTCATTTGATTTCCAAATGCACCAGCTAATCCTTGTTGACTAGCAGCTAAGTTAGCTAAAGCAGAACCTTGTCCTAATTGAGACTGAGCAAGAGATTGTCTTGCAGCACCTTGTCCTAATTGAGATTGAGCTAAACCTTGTTGAGCGCCGCCCATTTGAGCTTGTTGATTAAATAAGTTTGATTGCATACCAAACAAGTCACCTTGATTAGCAAAATTTTGTTGTGCTAATTGATTTGCTTGACCAAATCCTTGATTTAACATTGAAGCCTGTAAAGCTGCTCTATCCGCTAACGTATCAGCATTATACTGACCCATCATAGCACCTTCTCTACCACCACCAAAGTTTCCTGAAGCAACTGCTGCATCTCTAATTTGTTGTTGTCCACCTAATCTTTGTTTATCAAATTCAGATAACGTTGCATCAATAACTTGTGTTTGATATGGAGACATGAAAGGTTGGTAAGCTTGTGGTCCTGTCATACTTGCTGCACCTTGAGCAATGTTTCCACCCGCTGTTTGAAAAGCACCAAGTCCACCAAATGCAGATTGTGCGTTTGCAAGAGAAGTATCTGCTTGACCAATGTTTGTACCAACTCCACCTAAAGTTGTTCCTGCTTGACTAATGTTTGAACCTATGCCACCAATAGTAGTAGCCGAATCTGCTAAAGCCCCAGCTCCTGATTTTTGTGCAGCTTGAGCTGCTTGTAAATAAGGGGAGTAAGAACCTACACCTTGTTGTGCAAGGTTGATTGCTTGTGTTTGTAAAGGATCTTCACTAGCAACAAATTGTCTACCAGTAAATTTACTGGTATCTATTGGTGCAGAGTAAGTGGCTTTCGCCTGATCTGCGTAATCTTTTATTGCTGGTTCTAAATATTCTTGTACCGACATTATACTACCCTCGACTGTAACATTTGTTGTTGATCATACATTGCTTGTGCGCCTTCTAAACCTTGTGAATCTTCAGAAACCTCACCGCCCTGTTCTAAGTTGTTCATTAAATTTTCCATAACTTCAGCGCCTTTATCTATATCGCCGCCTCCTGCATTTCTAACAGCATCTGCTGTAAATACAAACTCATTCTTACTTAATCTAGCAGGTACATCGTCAGCTCTTTCTTTGCCACCCATTGCTACAAAACCACCTTCGTTTCTATAATCTTTTTCCATGCCGCCCATGTCGATCATCTCTGATGCTTCAGCCTCCATGATGCCGCCTTCTTGTTTGCCAACTCTAACTTCGTCGCCGCCACTAGGATAGTCAAATTGATTTGTGCCAGGTTCTTTTCCGTATCCCGGTACTTTAGTCATTAACCCACCATCAGCTGCCATAGCAACTGCTTCTGGTTGTTCCATACCCGCACCCTCTGGTTGTTGTGATGCCTGCATTACTGCTTTTACAAATTGTTCAAAAGATAAATTACCACCTTTGTTTTTGTATTTAACATATTCCATCATTAACATTTGTTCAGCTTGTGCTTCTCCTGCACCACCGCCCATGTTTAAAAATGTTTGTCGTGGTCTTATTCTTTCACCCGCACTCGATCTAATAAATTCTTCTTCGTCTTCTACTAACATGCCGTTAGCATAACCTGCACGACCACCGTCAGCTGCATAGAAATTTTGCATTACATATTTTTTCTGTGGCATAAAATCTAAACCAGCGCCTGCATCACCTGCACCGCTGTAAAAATTTTTAGCACGTTGAACCTGGTATCTTGGATCCATTTGATCTACTGGACCATCATCCTCATCATCATCGCCACCCATTAAGAATGGAGCTGCGATTGCTGTAGCACCTAAACCAGTTAAGGCTATTTTACCTGGACTAAGAGCACCTTTGTCATTTCTAATAAGACCTTGTAAAAAACCACCGCCTTTACCGTCTGTGCCTGGTGCTTTAAATAAACCTTTTGCAATACCAGCTAGTCTAGATGAACCAAAACCAGTGTTACCAAACAGACTGCCGCCTAGTTTAGAACCACCACCAAGATAATAACCACCTAATCCTAATAAAGCCATCTTACCTAAAGGACTTTTAGTAACTTTCTTTAAAGCACGACCAGCTTTCTTTACAAGTTTACCTAAGAAATAACCTTGTCTAGGGTCCTGTAAGGAACCTATTCCTGATTGTATTTGTTGAGGTTGTTGCATTCTAGATATTGCCATAAATTTACCTTAATTTCTATGTTTACTTGGTTTTACTAAATAAATCAAGAGGAGGCATAATAACATTTACGTCTTGTGCCATCTCTTCTGGGTTATAACCCTTTGCTTCCCAGTCTTTTCTTTCCTTAAAAAGCTCACCAGTTTTAAGGTGTCTATAAGTTGTCTCTACTTTTGCTTGTTTTATTTCCATTAGTCTATTTTCTCCTTTTTAATGTTTAAAAAACTAACTCCATAATCAAAGGAATCTGTACTGCTTGACTGTATAGTAAATGCTGACCCACCCTCTACGATTAGGGGTTGAGTTAATAGTTCTTTTGTTGTGTTAGCTGTTAACTGTGCAGATTTTATAGCTGTAATACTATTGTTTGTGACTGTTACTGTAGGTGTACCAGCAGAAGTAACTAATATTGATTTAATAATTATAGTTTCATTTACACCTGGACTACCTGCTGCAAAAACAGTTAATGCATTTCCTGTAGTATCATTATCTTTTCCGACAAATTTATATTGGTTTACTACTGCCATTATTCTAAAAAGAAACTTTTAGCTTCTATCTCTTGTTTTACTTCTTGTTGAAAAGAAGTGTTTAATTTTGTAATTACTGCATCCAGATCCCTGATCAACGATTGTAAATTAGTTTGATTGTATTCTGGTTCAGCTCTAGTTAATGATTGTACAATTTTTGCCATTATAATATACTTGCTAGTCCTCCATAAAAATAACCAGTTCTTCCTTTACCAGTTCTATTACTTACTGGACCGCCGTATCCACCTGCTGCAACACCAAATCCTAAACCTGGTGCTCCCACAGCGTCACCACTATAAGATTGTTGGCCATCAGAACCTAGTCCATAGTTAGTTGCTCCGTGCACAGCGGGATTGTATTGTCTTGCTGATCTTGCTCTAGATGCAGCAGCTGCCGCTTCTGCCGCTGCTGCCGCTTCTTTAGCTGCTTTCTTTTCTTTTCTTTTAGTTATAAATCTACCGACGATAGTATCCTTTTTCTTTTTTTCTTTTTCGTCTTCTTCAAAATCGTAAATTTTATCTGTTAGTGTGTTTGTTGAATCTAATGTATTTCCAAATTCATCAAGGGCACTATATCTATTTATTAAATCAGTTTTAACTGGACCCGTGTAAGTACCAGCTTTAACAGCATTTATATCAGCGTCTGTCATTTTGTATTTACCTCTTAAAGTGTCTTCAATTGTACCCTGTCTCTTATCAATTGTTCCTTGAGTAATTTTACCTGCGTTGTAACCTGCCATAATATTTTCAGCTGTGTTGTAGTCACCTTGTCCTTGAACAATCTGTCCAATGTCATTAACCATTATACCTTTACCACCTAATTCATTTTCTAGTATTGATCTTCTGTTAACCGGAAGATAGGGACTTATTTGATTACCTAAAAATTTTGCACCTCTTACAAAACTCCCAACGTATGGAATCATGCTCATAAGACCTTTCATTTTTGGATTAACTGGTGGTTCATAAAAATAATTTTGGTTCATATCCATTTGTTTTATATCCATTGTACTTGGATCAGAACCGTATTCCGAAAATCTTCTATAATCATAGTTAGGTTGATAATCTCTATTTACAATTGAATTTGGATCTGGATTGTAAACACTAAAACCATCTCCACCGCTTCCAGTAAAAGCATTTGTATTTACAATACCTTGATTAACTACTGGTTCCTGATCCTCGGGTAACTCAAAAGGATTTAATAAATATTGTTGTTGTGGAATGTATTTAAAACCTGCTTCTCGTATCTCTTGGTCAGTAGCCATTATCTTCTTCCTCCTGGATGTATATCTAATCTAAATGTTCCTAGTTTCCAATCTTGTGAAGCACCTGTGTTTGCAACTTCTAATGCAATCTGTCTTGCTCTTACTCTTACATCTTTTTTAGTTGTAGTAGAATCACATGTAAAGCTTGTAGTAGTTTCACTACTGTTTGGATATAATCTTGTTTTAAATTTAACTGAAGTATTACCTGTCTGACTAATAAAATCTGGTATAAATCTACTAATTCTCATAATGTATTCACCGTCTCCTCTAATATCAGGCATCCCTACAGTTTGTCCTGTGTTACTTCTACGTTGGGTAATGTCAAAATCACCAGAAGTAATAGTTCCTATAACCGCAGTCACTGCTCCTCCTGCATTAATTTGATCAGTCCCTATTTCCTGATTATAGTATATCGTACTTCCGTCCGTATTACCAATAACATCTGAAGATGTATTGTCTGATGGGTTGTAATATGTTGCGTGTGGTTTATCAAATACTGCAGAATCTTGCCACGCGGCTCTAGGTAGAGTTCCTGTTGTCCATATAGGACGCTTAGGTGATGAGTCTAGATAGTTATAAGTAACTACCCTGTTAATTTGATCTGATGCTTCTGTGCAATAAAACCAACTTACTTCACCAAAAAGGTTATTTAAACCTGCATTAATAAGGTCTCTAGATGTAGCGTTTATATCATCGTAGACGTGGTCTTCTACAAGACAAGGCATCGATTTTAACTGACCATCGTAAGTAAAGAAACCATTTTCTGACATCCAATAAGCCGTACCATCAACCTCAATACAAGCATTTTTACCAAACAACCCACAGTTAGTACCTACCTGTTCAAATGCAAATACAAAATCTCCACCTACAAATTTCATTAAAAATAATGCAGTATCGGTCCATACATAAATTGCATCCCTACCTTTGATAGCACCCATAATTTTAGAACCATCAGCAAATCTTTGGGTACCGGAATTGTTTTCTGCTTTTACTGTATAAGCATCTGTGCCATCAATATTTTCTTGATCTGAAAAACGTAAAAACATATCATCCTGAGTAGTAGGATTTCCTATTGTAGTTTCTGTACCAAAAAATACTAAATGTCTATCGGGAGTTGATACCAATACGTGACGTGATGCAGTCGGTGCATTAGCAAGTAATGTAGCTCTATTATTAACAGCTCCTGCTGCTGAAGCATCCCATTCAAAACATTTTCCATTGTAAATAAGTGCAATTAATTTTGTACCATAGTTGTCAAGAACCCATAAACCAGGGTCAATTGTAAAGTCAGAGGAAGCTGGATCACCCCAACCAGAAAAACCAGCAATATCTGTGACCGTAACACCACCACTGTGGGTAGCTTTTGTAGTTCCGTTTACACCTCTAGCACCACCACTCAAAGTATTTGTTGCTGTATTGTTTGATGTATAGCTAATATCTTCTGTACCAATTCTTATTTCACCAGTTGATGGAAATGCTGCAGAGTTTGTCAATACAATATCGGTTGTAGTTAAATCTGTTATAGCTGTAGCTAAAGTTGTTGTAGCAGGACCTAGTGATGTTCCGCCATACAGACCAGCACCCCAACCAAAACCACCTAATTGCTGAGAAGGTCCGACTGTATAATAACATAAAACCGAAGCCGATCCTGACGTACTTAAAGGTGTTCCTGATTCTTGACTATCCATTGTAATAGTAAAAGTAGATGTTGTAGGAACCGAAGTCACCATAAATTTTTGATCTTCAAAAGTAGCATCAGTGTAAGTTGATCCTACTGCAGTAACACCACTAACAGAATCAAACATAACAATGTCATCTTCGTTTAATCCATGTGTCCCGGTGCATGTTACTGTGACTGCTGTAGAGGAAGCTGTACTAGTAAAATTAGCTCCTGTTAAAGTAGTTCTAATAGGATGAATGTCGTAATAAATTCCTCCAGAATATACATATAAAATTCTATTTGTTCCTATTGCTGCATATTTAATACCAGCATTATCGTCCCAATGATGAATTGCTCTAGCTGCACCTGTTAATTTATCTTGTCCTAACTGTTGCCAGCCACCTATTTTTTCTGGAGAACCGTATCTAAAACGAACATTATCACCATCAAACCATTGTCCCTCGGCCCCGGTCTCTGTGACTTGTTTGTTGAACCCTGGTGCAAAACCTAATTTTTGTAACATATAACCTCATTATAATACTATTTAAAACCTGATGGTAGACCCAACATAGGTCTGCCGTCAAATCTATTTTTGTCAGCAAATGGGCCATTTACATGATTATAATGTAGAAATACTTGACCGCATATGTTCCCGTCAAAAGGCTCTCGCCAATGTTCGAGTTCACAGCCACTATATACTAACATATCCCCTACTTCAAGCAAGACTTTAGTACCCGCTGGAGCGTTTGGTTTGTGTATATTCTTGTATTCATCTATAACATTATTCGATCCTGTGCCATCTATAAATATAGGCCAAGGGTCACCACCTAGATTAAGTGTGCATGATATCTCACAACTAGGTCTATCTTTATGTCTTTTAAGTTCATCACCTTTTTTATATGCTCTTGCATAAGAATATGTAGGTATCAAATCTAGTCCTGTGTGCTTTTTCATTACAGGTAACATTTTAACCAATAAAGTATCCATTACAAAATCACCGTAACAAGAGAATGTATTTGGTATTTGTTGATCGGTCCATGTTCCAAGGATCGGGGACTGTGAGTGTAGATTATTTTGATACATGTATCTAACAGCATCTTTTTTAAGTAAGAAATAATTAAGAATAAAGTTAGCTAACTCATAAGATGTAGCTTTTTTAATTACTTGATATTTTTGTTGTTTAAATGTCATAGAAACATACCTTTCTGTAAAAAATTAAATGAAACTGATATTCTTATATCACTAGATTGGTTGGGATCAACACAATGCATTAACCAAGATGGAAACATAATACATCTTCCAACTTTAGGTTCATAATTTGTTTCTCTAAATAGTCTTGGAGGCACTGGACCTTTTTTCTGATTTGGTCTAACCATTGCAGCTGGTGATCTTGGATCATCTATTTTTAACTGTCCTGAATTTTTAGGTGCTTTAACATAATATACGCCTGACCATAGTGAATTAGGATGTTGATGTGCTCTGTTCATTCCACCTGGTGGATTTATGTTAGCCCACATATTACCAAGTATAGGTTCACTATCTAAATGTTCTTGATCATAAATTGTTTTTTGACATGCATATAACATATCAACAAGTTTTGCATACTCAGGTAAATCAGCCATATTTGTAGTTGAATGCCAACCTTGAACATTGGTTCTTGTTACACCCTTATCTCTATTAGACCAGGCTATAATATCTCTTTCAAGTTCTTGATTAAGAGTTGGGTGCTCTATATCTGCAATATAGATAGGTGTTGGAAATAACAAATCTCTATACATTACTTAAAAGGGGTTCCTCCAAACCACATAACTAATGATTGTCTTCTACCACGTGTTACAGGTTTTACTCTATGTCTTATAAATGATGCAAAAAATATTGCATGACCTTGTTTTAGTTTAGCAACTTTACCTTCACTCATTAATTCTAAATCTCCACCTTCAAACTCTGATTCAGGTGAAAGTAGTAGTGTCATAGATATTTTTCTAACAGGAGGTTCGTGTGCACAGTTTATATCATTATCTACATGCCATTCATAAAACCCACCTTCTGGATATTCAGTATACTGTGCCATTTCATTTATTGTCATTCCATCAAAACCAAAATGATTACCATTTGTAGTTTTCATAATTTTATTTAAATCTTTGTACATTCCATCCATTTTAGAAAATGGTATCCAACTAATATGTGAAGTTCTAGTTTCAGTATCTAACACACCGCCTCTAATACCTTGCTTGTTTCCAACCTGTGCGTCGTTTCTAGGCTCTGCACGTCCTGCAGCAATAATCATTTTACATTGTTCAGGTGTAAAAATAGGTTTTGTGGTTTCTACTATATAAGATTTCCATCGTGGTTCTGTTATCATATTAATATCCGTATTCTACCCATCCTGTTATTATATATTTATCATTCGATAAAGGTGGGTTGCCTCTATGAATGTGTGTAAATTGTGAAGGCCAAACCAACAATGTATTTTTTTCAGGTTTAAAACGACACTTTTGATATAAAAATTCTGTCTCTCCACCCTCGTTCACATCATTAAGATAAACCATAAAAGCTAGTATTCTATTTCTTGCTTTCATTTCTGCATTCTCACAATGCCAAGCATGATAACCTTCACCAACTTTAGTCTTTTGTATTTTAACTTCTAGTATGTTGTGTGTTGCAAGTTTTTTAAGATAAGAATATTTTTGAACGTATAAAGGATATACTTCTTTAAAAAACATATCTATAAAAGGTTTGTTGTTATAAGTCATTGCAACATTAGTATCTCTTATAGTATCAATTGCATTATCTGATACCAACATCTCATCTTCTCGTCTTGGATATACTGCACCTTGTTGTTCACACTTATTAAAATAATTTGTATAATCATCTATTAATTTATTAGGCATAAAATTTTTAAATAACCCTATGTGGTTATCTATATAATATTGTTTATCCATTAGTTAGCCCCTCTATTTCTAATCGGATCAAAATCTACATCACAGTTTGCAGCAAGAGTTCGTCTTGTCTCATCGGTTCCATTAAATGGATATACACAGTGTCTCATATCATAGGGAAAGATATAAAAGTCTCTAAGGTCCATGGGTGGTTGATAATCTATCTTAGCAAACTGACCATTGGCTGCCCCTAATATTTGCAGTCTACCATTCTGTTGTATGTGCTCTGCTGAATATTCTTTACCATATGTTGATGGTAGTTTTAAAATCATTACACTAGATAAACCTGTATATAACATTCCTCTATGAATGTGAGCTGGATTGTATTCATGCTGTTTCATTTCATTAACCCATATAGAATTTAAATGAGTTTTATAATCTCGTATAGCATTAAAATTTAAATAATGATTAAACACTTGCATAAAATAATCTGTTACATTTTTAGGCAGAACGTTATGGTTCTTCATCTTTGTTTGATCTTTACCATGATAATATAAAGAATGTTCTTTTTCTATTTTACCAACTAACTGTCCGTTAGCGGGTGCAAGACCATTATAGTTTTGTTCATAGATTTGATTAATAGACATAAAAATATCCAATGGCACTTCGTATTTAATAATACATTGACCTAAAAACGTTGGTTTAAAATTTAATGTGTCCATATAATTTTCTTATACTTTCTGGAATCCTTTCAATGTAAGGATTATATACTTTTCTAACAGGTCCATCAAATAGTTTATGCATATTGTTACCAACTATTTTATCATTATAAGATAAACCATTGACATTTACTTGATCTAGATCAATAAATCTGTGATTAAAATAAGGTTCATCTAAAAATTGATATATTTTTCTAAACTCTTGTTCAGGGTTTGTAACTATATCATCATATTTTACATAATGACAAATACCTGGATAATTAAAACTATTTTTTATAGCTTCTAACTCTTTTGCAACAGCACCTTTATTATTCATTATCATCATTAATTTTTCTTCATCGGTATTTAAATTATGTCGATTAGGAAATGCATCGGGGTTTTTTGTATACCATTGCATATAACTAGCAAGTACATCCATTAGATCTCTTAGTATTACAATACATTTAAAACCATATTTAAAATGTTTTTGCATTAATTGAAAATTACTTTCTGTCATTACAGGTCCACGATCAATAATTATACGTTGTGGCCAATGTTGGTAGTAGTTATTAAATACATTATCTAGTACATTATCTAATGATCTGTGATCAGGATAATTTTGAAAGACATCAGTTTGTTTAAGTAAAAATAAATCTTTCATTATCTCTAATGTTAAAGAGTTAGCAGTAGCTGCTATGTCTTTATTTTGATTCATAATACTCGCAAACAAAGTATTACCAGATCTAGGTTGTGCGACTAAAAAAAATAACTTACGGGTAGTCCGTTGTTGGTTTGTCATTTTGAGTTAGCTGTTCTTTCTTTTCTGTATTGTTTTCTAATTCACCTGATTTTTTAATTCTTTGTAATGATTGTAATTGACCTATTACATTAAACACTTCATTTTGATCAGAGTGTTCATTTAAAGTTTTAGCTTTTTCGTGGTATTGTCTACCATAAGACTCTAACTGATGTTGGTTAACATCTTTATCATTAAATGATCCATCATTAAATTCTTTTTTCAATTTAGACCACATTTTAATTTCTCTCATTCTATGTTTTGCAACTTTTTCCATAGACGCTTTACTAAATCTAGTTTCGTCTAAATCTATTTGATATTTAGTTCTTTTGTATTCATCTTCTTCTTTATCTATTTTCTTTTCTAACCAAGTTATCTTTGCTTCGTTTCTTCTATAATCAAACGATAAAGTCATTAGGTTATCTAAGTATGATGATTGTTCTCTTACACACTGCCAATATTTTGCAGCTTTAGTTGGATATCTATTGTCCTGTAATACAGAAAACCTTGCTTCTGTTTCTGTTCGAAACATTTGTTTTTTAGTCCAAGTATCACGAAGCTCGTCCACCATACCTTTAAAATCGGTAAGGTCTTGTTGTTCCAATAAATTATTTAAATGAGTTTCTTCTTTTTGTATAATATCTTTAACGTCTTTTTTATCTGTCATTTCTTTATCCTTTATAGTTTTCTCTTATATATATTATCTAAAATATATTACAAGTCTTATGAAGTAGAAAATGTAACTGTTGCTGGACCAGAAGAAAATTCTTCTGATACGCCTGTTGCAGGATCACCACCAGCACCTAACGCTACAGTATTAGTTCCCATTCCTGCCAAACCATTTCTGCCAGTACTCAGATCTCCTGTCTCAGTCCAATTAGTTCCATTCCAAGTTTCTGTTAACTGTCCAGCTGTTGGCACACCATCAGCGCTACCACCAAAAGCTAAAGCTGCTGTAGAAACTCCAGCGCCTGCTAAAGAACGTTTTGACTGATTTAAATCATTTACTTCAGTCCAATTAGTTCCATTCCATAATTCTGTTAATGCTAGTCCTGCTGGAGAAGGAGCATGGTTTCCACCAAATGCCAATGCAGCTGTATTAACATTACTTGCTCCTGCTAAATTATTTCTCCCATAATTCAAATCATTAACTTCAGTCCAGTTAGTTCCATTCCAAGATTCTGTTAATGCAAAAAATTCTGATGTTGGAGGTCCTCCAGTATCTTGATATCCACCAAAACCTAGAGCTGATGTTTGAATTCCTGCACCTGCTATATTTCGTCTCCCAGTATTTAAATCATTTACTTCAGTCCAGTTAGATCCGTTCCAAGTTTCTGTTTTATTTACTTGTCCATTCGGTGGACCTCCTGGAAACCTAAACCCACCAAAAGCTAGAGCAGACGTGTTTGATGCTCCAGCGCCTGCTAAAACTTGTCTAGCAGTATTTAAATCATTAACTTCAGTCCAATTCGTTCCATTATATGATTCTGTTAGTGCAGTTACAGGTGGTGGTTGTCCACCAAAAACTAAACCAGATGTTTGTGTACCTGCTCCTCCCATATTACCTCTTGCAGTATTCATAGTTCCACCTGTTGACCATGATCCAGGATTAATTAAAAAACCTTTTACCTTGTTCGTAGAAGTATTATACCAAAGTTGTCCATTAACAGGATTCGATGGATCTGAAGATACTACTTCTATATTTGTTCCGTGTATTTCTTTGTATGTTGCCATAATATTTTAACTTAAATCTATTGTTGATACTCCACCACTAACACTCCATTGTTCTACCAATGCTACATCAGAAGGTGTACCAGGTGCTGGTACACCACCAGAAGCTAGTGCTGATGTATTAGTTGCTCCTGCAGAAGCAGCTCTTAATCTTGCAGTATTTAAATCATTTGCTTCTGTCCAATTAGTTCCATTCCATTGTTCTGTTACACCTGCTGGTGTTGCTCCACCATAAGCTAATGCTGATGTTTGAACACCACTACCCATTAAAGCCTCTCTTCCAGTGTTTAAATCGTTAACTTCCGTCCAATTAGATCCATTCCAAGATTCTGTTAAAGGTGTTCCTCCTGCACCACCAATAAGTAAAGCTGCTGTTTGAATTCCTGCTCCAGCTGCCGCATATCTAGGTGTATTTAAATCATTAACTTCAGTCCAGTTAGTTCCATTCCAAGTTTCTACAACATTGGTGCCAGGTGGTAAAAACCCACCCATAGCTATAACTGCTGTGTTACTAGCCCCTGCACCTGCTAATGTTCTTCTTGCTGTATTCAAATCATTAACTTCAGTCCAGTTTGTTCCATTCCATAATTCTGTTGCACCTGCTTGAGTGGTAGGTGGTCCTCCACCAGGAAATCCACCAAAAGTTAAAGTTGATGTAGAAGTTCCAGCTGATCCCGTGCTGTTTCTTGCAGCGTTTAAATTATTTACTTCTGTCCAATTAGTTCCATTCCATACTTCTGTATCTGCAAGGTAAGTTGACGAATATCCTCCAACTACTATGGCAGCTGTAGCTGTACCAGCCCCTGACGTACTTGTTCTTGCTTGATTCAAACTATTAACTGTCGACCAAGCTACTACTGGAGTTCCTAAGTTTACTTTTAACTCTCCAGACGTAGAATTATACCACAAATCTCCAGCGACAGAAGTAGGTGGATCAGAACTTACATTCTGTATTTTAGATCCATGTATGTCTTTGTACGTAGCCATTTAAATTTTTATTCCTCTAATGTTATGTCCGATGGTCTTAGTCTGATAGTTTTTTCTTCATCAGATAAAGCGTCCCATGCAGTTTGTTCTGCAGTGACCACACCGTCAACAATTGCTTGTGCTTCATCCCTTGTTTTAACAGTTCCTAACACTTTATTAATCCAAAGATTTGCATTTTTATTGTGTGCTGGAATCTGCCAAACATTACCAGGATAGCCAGCAAACTTGATTTTAGAAGATTCAGAGTGTTCAATGAATCCTTTGCCCCAGTTTTCTGCTACACAGTATTGTTTTGTTTTTGCCATAGTTTCCTCCTTATTAAGATGTTGTAATTGTTTTTGTTACTGTTCCTGGTGAATTAAATTCTTCTGTTACATAAGTAGCACCCGGTTCATATCCAGAAATAGCTAAAGCTGCTGTTGAAGTTCCAGAACCAGCTAAATAACCTCTTGCTGTGTTAAGTGCAGGTTTAGTTGACCAGTTAGTTCCATTCCACGATTCAGTTTTTGCGCTAACAGCTGGTTTCATAGAACCAAATATTAAAGCCGCTGTTGCTGTTCCATTAGATGCCGCTAAACCTGTTCTAGCACCATCACTTAAATCATTTACTTCAGTCCAGTTAGATCCATTCCAAAGTTCAGTTTTTGAACCATGAGGTGTTGGTTCTCCTCCTATAGCTATTGCTGAAGTATTGCTTGCTCCCGATGCCGCTAAAAAATATCTTCCTTGATTCATATTGTTTGTTGCTGTCCAATTTGTTCCATTCCAAGATTCACTAGATGATGAACTATATGGAGAACCTCCTACTGCTAACGCTGAAGTTGACGTTCCATCTCCTGCCATTGCTTCTCTCGCATTATTCAGATCATTTACTTCAGTCCAGTTCGTTCCATTCCATAATTCAGTCACAACCACACTTGGTGATGCAAAACCTCCCCCACATAAAGCAGCTGTTGATGTTCCAGCTCTGGCACCGCCACGTCTTCCTGTATTTAAATTATTTACTTCTGTCCAGTTGGTTCCATTATATAATTCTGTTGAGTTTGTGTTGTCAAAACCTCCTCCAAAAGCTAAAGAAGCAGTTTGTGTTCCTGTTGCCATTAATTGAATTGCTTTATCTCCTGTTCTAGTCATAGTACCACCAGTAGCCCAAGCACCGGCTGCTACTTCTGTAGAAACTCTAAAACTAACCGCACTAGAATTATACCAAACTTGTCCTGTTACAGGAGCAGGTGGGTCTCCAGCCACATTAGTGACCGCAGTCCCAATGCTTTCTTTATAGGTAGCCATGATTATTTATTCTTTAACAACCAACCTTGAGTTCCATCTGTATAGACCAAAGTATTGGCTGCCCTTTCTACTGACACTGTTAGATCAGCAGTTGCACCGTTGATCTTTTCAGAATTTCTTCCAACTGTCATTGTGTTTGAATCAAATGTTCCTGCGTAATCTACAAAAGCAACTTCGTCACCAATTGTAGGTGAGCTTGGAAGCGTCATAGTAACTACGCCACCTGTTGTATTTATAAAATACCCTTCACCTGCAACTGCAGTGAAGTTAGAAGTTTTTACTGCTTGCCATGAAGTACCACCAGATACTTCTGCAAAAGATAAAGTACCTGATCCGTTTGTTTTTAAGAATGTGTCTGCTGATCCGTCAGCATTTGGAAAAGTTAAACCATCAAGAACAATGTTTCCTGAACCATTTGGTGTAATGGCAATATTACCATTAGCTGCGTCTGTAATTTGAATTACTCCGGAGTCTGTTCCACTATTTGTATTTAAAATTAAATCAGTTGCTCCACCCGTAGTTACTGTAAGTGTGCCTGCTCCATTTGAAGTTAATACAGCTGCTGCTCCAGAGTCTCCAACTTTTACTGTATCAGCAGAAGCTACTACATCACCAGTTCCATTTGGCGTAAGTGTGATATCTCCGTTTGCACCATCAGTAATTGTTATTGTACCTGAGTTAGTTCCTGAATTTGTATCTAAAGTTAAATCATGTGCACCGCTTGATGTAAGTGTTGCAGCTGCAGCACCAGTTCCAATTTTAGTTTCACCTGATCCTTTTGGAATAATTGCGACATCTATATTTGTATCTCCACCTGTAGCAGATATTGACGGTGCGTTTCCAGTTGCAGCGTTTGTCATATCAAATTGATTGACTGCTGAACCTGTTGTTTGAAATATTAATTGTTCATTACCATTTTCATCAATGATTCCGTGAGCATCATCAAAAGCAATGTTAAAATCGTTAGTATCTAAGTTACCACCTAGTTGAGGTGATGTATCATCTACAACATCTCCACCTGTTTGAATTTGAATAATATCTGGGTTAGTTCCATCATTTGCTGTTGCAAATAAAATTGCTGTACTTTTATTTCCTGTTGCAAAAGTAAAAGTATCACCACTTCCTGACACATATTTAAATTGTACTGTGTAAGCACCTGATGTTGTATTTTTTAAAAAGTAAAATGTTTCTACATCTAAAGGTATTGTGACTACTTGATTTCCTGAAATAGAACCTGTGAACTCAATCATTCTAGCTTGAGCTGTTCCAGTTAATGCACCATCTGCAATTGTTAAAGCAGTTGTTTGAGCACCACCGGCGATAGATACTTGTTTAAATCCACCTGATAATTGTTCAAAAAGATTTAAGTTTGCGTTTGTTTTTGTTCCCCATGTACCGGCGTTTTCGCCAGTAGCCATTAACTCTATACCAAGAGGTGTGTATGTTGATGCCATAAAATTTTTCTCCTACGCTACATGTGTTACGTCTGTATACGATGTATTTCCACTTACGTCAACATCGTTATAACTTGTATTTCCACTAATATCAACATCTCCATATCCTAATGGAGCAATATTTCCTACACTAGATGTTGCTGAAACTCCTGTCAATCCCATAACATCAACAGGACTAATTGTACCTACAGAAGACGTTGAAGAAACCCCTGTTAAAGGAACTCCTATTTCAAGTGTGATTGATCCTACAGAAGAACTAGCTCCTACACCAGTTATATTAAATACTTGTGCATCACTTGTTTGAATTTCACCTACAGAAGAAGTTGCATCAACTCCTGTCAAAGGAACTCCTACTCCTACAGTTATAGAACCTACTGCAGTTGTTGCAACTAAAGTTGTTAATCCTTGAATGTGATCAGCAGGACTAATTTCACCTACAGAAGACGTTGCTACTTGACCTGTTGGTGTGATTGTAGGAGATAAAATAAATGTAAATTCTCCAACAGAAGTTGTTGCTGCTTGACCAGTTAATCCAACTACGTCTGCAGGAGTTATTGCTCCTACGTTAGAAGTCATTTCACTTGGAGCAGTTAAATTAACTACTGCTGACTCAACAGTACCCCAACCGTTTTCACCCCAATCAAGAGTACCCCAACCAGGTCTTTGTATTACTGTAATTTCACCTACGGATGTTGTTGCTTGTTGTCCAGAAAGAGTTACGTTAGGTGCTTCACCCCATCCTTGGTTTCCCCAAGTGAGACGACCCCAACCTTCTTTAATAGTGGTTGCGTCGTTCCAACCTGCTTGTCCCCAGGATAATCGACCCCATCCTACCGACATGGGATACCTACGCTATACGAACTATGGCTGTTGAAGCTGCTGCTGCGGGAAATTGAATTGTAAAAGTTCCGCTAGATACAGTTTTGTCTCCACCGAATGCTACTACACAAACTGCTTTGTCTGATTGTGTATCATTATATATTAAACATCCGTTTGCTGTAAAAGATGCAGAAGTAAAACTAATATCCGCAAAATCACAGACTGCTGTTGAACCATCTAATACAGGAGTAACACTTGTAAGTGCTTTTCCTCCAGCAGTATAAGCTGAACCAGATGCATTTGAAATTTCGTTTGATGAACTGTAAGCTGTTGTACTTGCACCTAAAGATGCTGAACTTGTATACAAAGCTAATTTAAAACTGTTTCCAGATGATGCTGTAAAATTGTGTGTACCAACTAAAATTTCTTGTTTAAAGCTGTTACATACTGCCGATGATATTGCCATAATTTTTCTCCTTATTACGGAGACGGTGACTTGACTTGTATTCTAACTGTTCCGTCAGTGTAATCGTCTCGTCTTCGTCTTCCAAGTTGCATACCTGCAAACTGTTGTATTGCATTTTTATATCTATTTTCATAATAAGTCAACATATCCATTGGACCTTTTAAATATCCAAAAGCTTCTACTAAACATGCATATAAAAGCCCTTGAGGAAAGTATGTACTTAAATAAGTATTGTTATTAAAACCGGTGCCAGATCCAAGACCATTAGGCATTTTATTGTAATAAATTCTAAATCTATAAGCGGCATCGGGTGTAGGGGCTATATACATACCTCCTGATGATGTGTCTGTTGTATTATCAGCACCACCAAACATTGCATAATATTTAGGAAATCCTGTAACATCCTGTGCCGTTAAATCGCCTTCAGGCCCTGTTAATCTGTCAGTATATTCTGATAAATAAGTTTGATCTTTTTTTTCTAACCAAGTTCCGTTACCTTCTGTGTTCGCTGTAGAGTTAAATACTTCTATACCTCTAATAAATAAGGCTCCTGCAGGAGAATTAATTGTGTTATCATCAGCTGCTAGTGTTCCTTCTTGAACAAATCTTTGAGAGTCCATAGGAAGCTCTTGATATATTCTAAATTCAGCAGCCATAATAATTCCATCAACAACAGTTGTAGTTAAAACATCAGAACTTACTTCTGTGTAATCTCTTATTGCTGTAGTTAATGTGCTGTAATCGTATTTTTTAACTCCTGACATAATTAACCTCTATCATTTATGGGTCCAATTGTACACTGGAAACCACCTCCTGTTTCTGTGCCTGATGCAGCGTTAGTTAGTGTAACATTTATACCATCAAATTGTGTAGTTGTAGATGGTTGACCTGTACTTGGAACCGATGTTTCATTTAAAGAAACAACTTTATAACAACCAAAAACTTTTGCTAAATTAGAATGAGATCCGGCAACTGTGGGTTGGGGAGAAGCCCCTCTGTAAGGAGCACTTGTTCCTCTAGTACAACCAGTTAGTTGATGTGTAGATCTTCCTGTGTATTGTATAACTTCATTTTGATATGTTCCAACAAGAAGCGGGTCCGTTGTATCGGAAGAAGTTAAAACTTTTTCTATTACAATAAAACCTGAAGTAGGGAACTCAGATCCATCAGTTAAATTAATTGTAGTAGCAGTATCTGTTATTGCCCCATTTAATGTTGTAGACATTTGTAATGTTGATATTGCAACACCACCTACTGGAGATTTAACATTTCTAAATCTTACAAAATCATCTACTTGTAAATCACCATTTGGAAAATTAATTTTTAATGTGGTATTAGATGCAGTTACAAAAGGATTTTCTGGTAAAAAATCTTCTGTTGGAAATTCTGTTCTAGCCGTTCTTGCTCTTTGTAAAGCTTGTGGATCTGCACTTGTCGGTTTAGGATCTAACTGTGGTTGTTTAGGCTCGTACTCTGAAACATGGACCAAGGCACCATTCCATTCTCTAACCATTTCATTATATGGAAAAGCCATGCCTGATCTGTCTGAGATAGCTAAGGCGTATTTACCTTGTGCAAAAGTAGTCATTAACCAATACCAGGGTAATAGATTTTAGGTGATATGTAAGTAGAATTAGAAGAACCATCTTCAGACTCTGCTCTTTTTAATTCATCTTCATACAATAATTTTAATTCTTGAACTCTTTGTGGTGCATATTTTATAGCTAAGTAATAAGCTAAACCCATTATCATACAAGGTACAAATCTATAAGGCACATCAGTTGCATTTGTATATGCTCCTACATCATCAATTCTTTTTGTATAATAAAAATTAATAAAATTTCCAGCTTGAGAACTACCGGGTGTTAAATACAAAGTCATAGTCACCTTATCTATAAATCTTTGTACCCAATACTGTGTAGGTAAACCTAAATCTGTTTTGTTAGAAAAACCTTGATACTGAGATCTACTGATTCTTGTCATCGGTGTATCAACACTTGTAGAAGCAACTCTATAGTTAGCTTCTTGTATATCAGTCATACCGTTTGGAAATTGAACAACTGTATCACCAGTGCTGTGTGTAGCTGCTGTGCTACCATTAACACCTCTAACACATCCTGTTAAATTTAATGATGATATTCCAGAGTAAGTAATTTGTTCAGTACCAATAAGAACTATACCACCTGTTGTAGGCATTCCTGTAACAGAGGCAACACCAATAGTAGTGACTGCTGCATTTATTCCTGCGGATAGTGTGGTTGAAATACCAGAAGAAGTACCATCAGCTGGAGACCTGTAAAAAGTATATACAGCTTGTCCATTAACTAATGCTACATTTTGGTTTTTTACTTCCCAAAATTGTAAGCCCCTATTACCCCATTCAGAAAATAAAATATTTAAAGATCGTTTCGCAGTTTTTAATTGATAACCAGAAACACCCTGCATACCAATACGTTCATATGCATCTTCAATAATTTCATCTATTCCGAGGTTCTTATCAAAAGAATAAGAACCAGAGGTAGTGTTAGCCATACTACGCTCCTGTGATAGTTAACGTAACGCTTCCGTC